GTTTGAGTAATATAATTAATGAAAAGATTCATATTATTCAGATCGATTTGTAAAGCAATTTTCAGTCTTTTTAACAAGGAAATTGGTTGACAAATCAAAATAATATGAGCCTCAATAAAGATGATGAATAAAAGATGATCGGATTGTTACCTAGCAATCCTAAGATAATTATGATATGCATTTAGCATAGAAGGTTTTCGAAATAATATCTAACAAATCCATTCCGGACCTTGTGGCCTAGTCACCTAAGTGGGACCTCGGAGTGGTTGATAATTATTGAAATACCTACAAACTAAGATATCAAGATTAGCAATATTAGTGATTAACATAATAAACAATTGAACGGGCGGAAAGTGAAGATTTTCATTCGACGATTCTCGACTTCTATTTCTTCTGGAAATCCTAAAATGTTCAAAGTTTAGCTGTGCAAAGCACGCAAGAAACTTAAATAATAAGTGATTATTTAGTTGGTTAAACTGGGCAGAGTGCGCTCATCATACGCTTCCTCGGCCATAATATTGACTGTGTTGTCGGTATTACCGACTCGGTGATGCTCTACTTCCCTCCCAATAATTGCAGCCATTTCTTCGAACTCGATAGTGAATGGTTGCTGGGAAGTTTGTGCTAAAGCATCATTTAGTTTACGATAGATTTCATCGTATTCCGGTTTGCCACGGAAGAATGCGAAACGCATCGCCGTTAGCATGTTAGTTCGAAACTGCTGAAGATATGGCATCTTTCCTTTGCGAACCCAATTGAAGAGCTGTTGGTATATGCTCTGATTAGGATACATGACGTACCCAGGTGAAGTCAATCGGAATCCCATTTTCAAAAATTCCACATCCTCAATATATTCGAACTTGAATGTTTCACTCTTGTCGGCTGCTGTCACAGTAACGCCGATTTGGTTGTAGTGCTTGACTAGATCGTCTACAGACATTAGCGATCGCCCTTTCTGAGATAAGGCAATCAGACAATCATCGCCAGCAACAATAATCCGCATATGGTGACGCCAAGCATCGTAAGTTGCTAGTCCGGGTAGACTTTTCGCTCGCATTTGCCTGCACCAGATGGTGAACAAGAGTAAAGCATGGATGTCTGAGTTTTCGGGCAGTGTTCCAGGATGTCCAGAAAGCATACCGTGTCGTTTTCTAAATATGATATTCGTAAAACATACATAAGCGTCAGTATAATCGACAGCTATTGCATGCATTATTCTACGAACATCATATTGAAGTTTTTCACCGCGACGACGATATGCATTCTCGATAACCTGGACCTTGGCTTCAGTAACTGCCCTTAACAAACTTAGGTCGACAATGGATTCCCAGGACTTGACGTCAATGGCAATCACATTGTTGAGAAATTCAAGATTTTTCGTGATGTAGTCCCAATCCTTGGATTCGGGGTTTACTCCAATGGCGCAGTGATTTCGCCCCTGGGTATGAAGTTTCTCAAGTCGAAATAAATCCGAAGTGCATTTACGATAGATGATCAGATGGATCATGTTGCCAGTGCCAACTGTACGCGTCTTTGGATTCAAGATTTTCTGCTGCCCAACCAGCTCGTGTTTAACGAACTCGCATTTGTAGTTTAATGGAATGCTGAGATCACAATAGGATTTTTCGTAATAGTCCACATCATTGTAGACAATATCACTTATATCCCAAGAATCTGTCGCTGGGTTGTGCCGAATAAATTCAGTTTTTCCTTTCATTGTTGTCCGATCCTTATAGGGCAATCCAGGTGAGGTGGTGGTATCAAGGGAGGTTGAACCTTGACTCCTCGTTCCTTTGATTGCTTCCAATGTAGAATAGACACGAACAGTGTTGACATTAGGAATTTCTCCGTAGAGTTTGGCAATAGCAGATGTGCCAGCTTCGTATTCTTTTGATTCCAATTGGAGTGGATTCATCACATATTTGCTCAGCGCCACATGATAGGGGTGATTAAGCCCTTCACATCGCGGGTCTTTTGGATTGACGATGGCTGGCTGGGAATTAACGGGAAACGTCCCGTAGATTGGCGTTTTCTTGAACTCACAATCAAGGCTGATCGATTGGTCTCTTTGGTTGGACTCGTAAGTGTCCAACCCATAGATGACTTCCTTGAGTGGATGTTTTTCAAGCTTACGCAGATCGGGTTCATGAACACGGTACAGGTAAACGGGCTTTACAGCCCCAATCGCCTGCAACAACATCTCCTGGGTGATGATCAATGCATATGATTGGAAATCATTGCTTGACATCATAATGCCCAGGAACGCTCGTGGAATTTTGGTGTTCATATGAACCAACAAGGCGCCGGATGTGCCACCCTCAACTGGTGAGTTGATAGCAATATTTCGACGCCGAGAATCAACTTTGCCTTCGCGGGCATCGCCATAGGTTGTTGTTGTGAGGTTTTGTCTTTCCGAGAAAGTAGTCCTACCACCTCGCGAGGAGACAATTACACCATCAAAATCTGAGAAATTATTGCAGTTCTCACCCAAATCAGCTTCTGTAACGAAGTGTTTGAGTATTGTTTTTGTTGGTCTAAATTGTCTAATCACGAGAATAGCAGCATCACAACCCGGAATCTCAACAACATCAGAAGGATCAACTCTGAAAACTGGTGGTTTGTAATCTTTGTTGTTTTGGGAAGTTACGGGATCATAAACCCATATCTTCGAACCTTCTTTGATGGCACGTGCAGAATGCTCATTGATGAGAAAAGCCTGACCTTGGATTGCTGTTGCTTGACAAGTTACTGCTCCAATACCATTATCAATGACGACCTCATAGACCGAAGCTTCAGCCAGAGTCAAGATTGATGAATAGTGTGTCTGGGAAACAGTTTTTAACTTTGGCTCTTTACCGCTGTAAGATGCCGTTGGTTTGGGCTTAGGAGTTATCAGGAAGATAAAAGCATTGAGTGAATAGAAAAAGCCAATTATTGAAACTGCTGTTATTGTTCCAATAGCGAATCCCATTCCGAGAACTTGAGTTACTCTTCTAGCAACCATCTTCAGAAAACCAGCTGTAGCATTAGCGCATTGGCGCAAAACATCTCTTACTTTTTGACGCCAGGACTCATAGATTGGTAAAAGTCCTTCTTCTTTCAACGCAAGATTTCGGATTTTCACAGCTTCATTATCAGTGTCGCAAGCAGCAAGCCTCGTCAGCCAATATTTGGCCGTTGGTTTTTGTTCTTCTGTAAGCGTTCCAGTATAGACCAGTTCGCGTTCATTGATCAAAAGTTTGGCCATGTCAATCGGCTCGTTAATGTAGCCATTGTTCTTTGGATTCAGCGATTTGACTATTGTATAACCAGTTTGGACGGACACAAGATCAAAATAAACTGCTCCTTGGTCTTCAAGTTCTTGCCGAGATGATGTTGTTTCAATTCGCATTGCTTTTCGCATCTTCTTTGTCAGAATATCCTCCTGCATAGCTTCATTGTACATGGCAAGTTGAGCTGCCATCATACCAACCAACGCCGCTGCGTCGGCTTTGCTTTCTCTCTGGATTTCTGTAAGCCTGTTTATTGCGTTTCTCAAGATTGAAAAGTCGACGCCAGATGTTTTTGCTCGTGTTGATTCAGTGATTATATGCTTTTCAGCAAGTTTCAACAAGACCTGCACCAGTTCTTTGTAATCTAGGTGAGTTGGTGTACCATTGGGCTCAACAATCAAATACTTTCCTTCAATTAAACTGTCAGCAAGGCAGAAATACAAATGTTGTGATTTGTTGCGGTCAAGACCGAGAGCTGTGATTTTTGACTGATTTATAGCTCTCATCTCTTTGCCAGGGATTGAGTCTGAACAATCTTCCCTAAGGAAAACTTTGACCAAGATCCTTCGACGGTTCCAAGAGTCCATGTTCAGCATGTTTTTAATTGGACAAAAGGCATTGTTGGTGTTCGAGACCACGAGTTTAAAACGCATCACACGACCTTTAGAATCCAATGAAGCCATGTTGCAGAGCGTTGGATTGCCACCCAACATCTGCATACGCTGCATAACTGCATCTTTTTCAGGATCGGTAAAAACGCCATCCTCATCAATCAGGGCGATTTGTTGTCCGTAATAATTGTCCATGTACGAAAGAGCTGTGTTCATTGGATATGGATGTTCTGGTACGTTGGTTAAAGTGGGGCCAATTTCATTGATGATCGATTTTGACAGATCAGTCTTACCAATTCCTGGATCACCTGCAAAGGCAATATGAAGTGGTTCGTCGATTCCCGTGATGACATCTGTGAAGTTGTTTGACATGGGCAAAAGTGAAAACATTCGTTTAGAGCATTCTCGGAAGTTCATTCTCGTTGCCGAATCGGTGACTTGGTCGATTTTTGTTTGAAGATTTAGAGCTTTAGTGCAGAGCAGTTGATGTTGAAGACAAGTTTTTAGGTCCTTAGCCATAACACGCTCGGTGAAACCTGGATGAAAGCAAGCTGTTTGTGCACACCAGGCGTTGACCTCTCGAACAAGATCGTCCTTAGTTTGGTGTTCAGAGTTGATCAGTCCTTTGATATGATCAATAGACCAGTTAATGACGGCCATCACATGGGTGAAGATTTTGGGTAAGGTTGCGATTCCAAGACCAAGAAAACCGATATTGCGCATTGTTTGAACAATCTTCTTGCCGATATCATCACCAGTCGCCTTGTAACCAAGGTAACCAGTTATGGCAACAGCAAGACCAGCAAGAATTGCTGGAGTACCAGACTTCAGAGCTTCAACGATGGTCTCAATGTTGAATTCAGCTTCTGGCTCAGGTGGTTGCGGATCTTTGATGCAATTTTTCGCAGCTTCAGCTTCTTCGACTTTTTTGTGCTCAATCTCTACTTGGACGTCATTCATAAAGTCCTCAAGTGAAGTGGTTGTGAGTTTAGATTTAATGTACTTCCAAAACATGGTCAAGATTTTAACGACCGCATCTAGCAACTTACATCTCGCAAGAACATCAAACACAATCCAGATTTTGATCAATTTATTATCAGTATTCTCCCACACGAAGTAGTAGAACAACAAGATAACTGCGTCGATCTCGATGTGGGCTGCTTCAATTCCAAATAACTTAACAACCTGTTCAACAATTGTTTCGAAGAACTTGTTGATCAGCAATTTAACGCTTTCTACTCCAGATGAAATGGAGCTAAAGTCAATTTCTTTGATCACAGGCGCCAAGACGCGCATGTTTGAACGTTCAAAGAGATCATGAACCTGTCCCTGAATCTCAGCCATTCCTTTTTGAATATCGTCGCAAGTTTCCATGTGTTTTTCCATTGTCTTGAAAGGCATGCCAATTGTATCTTTGATCGAACTCCAAATGCCAGTAGGTCGAGGCGGCAGCTCCGGTTCTTCTTCGGAAACATCCATCTTAACTGGAGGCATGCGAGAGAAAGCTGAAGTTTGTGGTTGTTCTTGGTCATCATCGCTCGAAACAATTTCATCGTCATCGAGATTGGTAACTTTTGGCATGAGAACAACTAACTCACCCAGCGAGGTGATATGTTTGAAGCTCATGTCATTGTGGTCGATATTGTAAAGCAATTTGAACCAGCCTTCAACCTGGCCAGACATGATAAGCAAGATGTTCCTTCCAACAATGACTGCCATTGATTGGTCGACGAGAATGGATCTTTCTTGGGTGGTTCCCAACTTGACTATCGTTTCAGCAAAGTGTTCTGCTTCTTTTGGATCTTTCATTACTGCCAAGAATTTGGTCCATTCTTGAGACAAGCCTTTTTGACGTCGATCAAAGAACAGCAACCTTGAGTATGCTCTGACAAATTCAAGGTATTCAGATTTTGTCACGTCTTTTGGTGGATTTGCTAGCAGTCGACTTACAGCTTGATCAACTGATTCAGTTTCGAGCATATGGCAAACGAGCCGGTAGATCATCTTTGCTCTGCCACCTTCGACATGGCGGTCTCCATGAGATGACATCATATGGAGAATTTTACGAGGCATGCTGCAAGAATGAATTCTTCTGTTTGGGTTGATCAAGCGGAACAAACCACGTTCAAACAGGTTGCAGACATCTGATATCTCAGCATCAGTTTCTTCCCCATCAGCTAATTGCTTCAGGAAAACAAACTCACGCTTAGAAACCAGAGAATCATCAAGAGTTCCAAATTCGTAATCGGCTCGAACTTTGATTGCAGAAATATCCGCTGACGAAAGATTGCTTTCAAACGGAAATTCAGAACACATCAGAATCGAATTCTCCTGCGAAGTTTTTCCCAAACGCTCAAAAGCGTAAGGTATGATCTTGACAATCTTTGCAAGATCCTCAAGCAGATTGTGAGCGGTGTAATAATTTGGTCGGATTTTTTCTGTTGAAGCAGCAATACAAAAAGCAGTAGTCCAAAAGAGTTTGATATATTGCTGAGGTGAGTTGTACTTATGTTTGCTCGCCATCATCTGTACGGTAGTTAGGATGGAGACGAGTTTGGGATATTGTTTCTTGCCGTGTTTTTGATTTGAAATGCAAGCAATCAGGCTATCGACGATGTAAGGTTGGACATTTCTGGAGCAAAGAATTGCCTTGTTAAAGTGCAAGTCTATCCAGTCGCGCGGAATGAATTGCCAAGTGTCCAGCTTCTTAATAGGACACGTCGAATTCTCGCGCATATAATGGTCGCAAGTGTGGTAAATATCGCGGAACCATGTCATGCTTGTCAACTCACGGAAGATGGGATTTAGATCAAAGACAAAGCGCTTGTCTGGTTGATAGTCCTGATGAATCGACCAAATGGTCGAAGTTTTGAAATTGCAACTGTTCTCAGCAATTTCACGATCGGTTTCTTTATCTATTTGCGTTGTACGTCTAACTCCTTCAACCATATTTAAGGCTTTGGAGTGATTAGTGAACTTAACTTTACCAATTATTTTAGGAGCGAAATTTTCCAACTCCTCCAGAAGGGACTTATCCAAATTATATACGTGATAAAGAATAGTATAATCATTAGCAATTTTCTTAACATCTTCGCGTGGAGCTTCTACGGTCAGCTTTCGTGAGATTTGAAAAGTATACCCATTAGTGTCCTCGGCGACGGATACTTCACGCGCGTCGAAAACATGGGGCCTCTCATCAGCTCCTGAACGAAAATCCGGGTCTCTTGCTTTTTGGTCAACAATCTTCTTAACGAAGGGTCGTTTTTCAATTTGTTTTGGTTGATACGGCGTCTTAGTTTTACTTCTGAATCCCTTCAGAGTCGGCGCGCCGTTGCCTAGCTTGGATACAACGTTCTTCTTTTCAGGTGTACTTGTCATATTTTCATTAGTTTGTCCGGGTACAGTAAGCGAGTTCGAAGCACCGTCGGTTACAACAGGCTTCGTGGTAGTCGTGGAGTCAATATCAGTTTGTGCGAAAGTTTGTGTTTCCATTATTCCTTTGTTTGTGTCAGTTAGCATTTGAGCGATTTCGTCAACGTTGCGAGAGAGTAGAGAGTTCAAACTCTCATTCGGCTTTCTGATTTTCTGAAGCTCTCTCTGGATAGTCGTGTGAGTTAAATTTGCACCTTTCTGTAGTTGTGCCGACATCTTCTTCCTCAATATTTAAAGCTATGGGGAGGGGTAAAGCTAGAGCGGGAAGGGGAAGAAAAACATACTGTGAAGCGACATTTTTATTAATAAAACTAGCAGTGACGTCTAAAATTCTACCTGGAACTCCCGAATTATTATAAGGGAATGAGGGTGAAAATAAGAGTGGCATTTCGAAAGTTACATTAGTATAATCAAAAAAGAACGATAATGTCAAAACATTAGATTGGGAAGCTGGTATGTTGGCCAAGACGCCAAACATTAGCCAATCTTCTGTAAATTGACTTTGAAAAGCGAAAGATTGAACAGTTGTGGATTGACCTTGAGCTATTGCCTCTAATTTGTAAGCAAAATCTGTTGTTGAAGTAGTAATACTGCGATCACAAGTGTAATTCGCAGTTCTGTTAAGTGACAAGTCTACAATGGCAAAAGACTCTTGACAAATATCAGCAAGATTTCCTCTATAGTTACCGAATTCCAACCCATTGTAGGGCAAGTCTTGAGCAACATATTTTCGAGTTCCAACTCGTAGTCTTCCCGTCAGCAAATTTCCAGTCATGGAAGTATTTGCTGAAAGACGAACCACTAAGTTGACTGCACCATCAACATACCGATGGGATTGATACATTGATTGTATAGCACTGGTACAGATTTCTTGTGTTATTTGACCAATAGGCGTAGTGTCATTATAAACACCTTTTAAAAATTGAACAGGAAACAAATTTCTGTAAATATTTTTTCTTGCTTTAAAAAGTGAACCCAAATAATTTTCAGTGAGATTAAATTGAGGAACAAATCCATCCAAATTAACTCCAAAAATAAAATCATCTGTAGTTTTAACAATCGGTAAGTTTAATTTAAGTGAAATGCCAGTTGGAAAAATGCGTTTAAAATCAGAATTGACAATGGGTGTTTTAGGAATAACATTAACCGAGTTTATACCTAAATCAGACGTGGTGGATGTAGTAAATCTATTTGTTGGTAGTGCCATATTTAAAAGAGCCAATTCAATGGTGTAACGGGTAGCGCAACTGAAGAAGTAGCGAAACCGTAGGATGTAAACTTAATTCGGAGAAAAACTAAAATTTCAAAAGTAGGTGGCTGAATTGCATTTGGAACGAAAGCTTCTTTAATATACATTTGCAGTTGAGTCTTTGGAGCGAAAAATGGTACGTTTTTATCTTCTGAAATGGTCGGTACAGTATCTGTAAGCCAATATAGTGGGACCGGTACAATGTGTTCCTCTAGAGATTGAGAAACAATTATTTCAAAGTTATCACGGCTATATGTATCAGGGTGTTCAGTATCATTCGTAGGTGAATCAAATCCATAGTTAAAGAATCCTCCCAAGATTACTCTCGAATCGGAGACTTTAACAGGAATGAAAACTAATTCAGCTTCAAATGAAACTTGTCTGGAGAAAAGTGGTTTGATAAAATTGTAAGGAGCATTAACTACTCCATTGAAACCGGAAATAGACAAAATCTTATCCGTGGCCCAATTAAAAATGTACTGTCCGGGTGCATGAGCTGAATTTATCGTAAATCTAGAAATGAAAATATCTGGACTTAAATCAAGTATCAAATCAGAATAATTTGGTTTGTCGAGACCATTGTTGGCTATTGTACTTGTAGACATACTAAATGGTATTGGCGTGGGTGTTGTGCCATCAGGCTTTGGAGGATTAGATTGGGGGGTTGCCATTTTGTTGAATTTGAGCATAATCGTCAGGATTGACCATTGTGCCTGTGTTTGAAAAAGCTGTATTAAAGTTTATATTCTTTTCTGCATCGGAAACATGAGAATCTATATCATTTGAAGCAAAAAAGGTACCCAAAGGTCCCAATAGTGGTGAAATTACGTTAAGCATATTAGATTTTTCAGTGTTAGTTTGTTGTTGTGCATCAAAAAGCATTTTTGCATGTAACTCAGCTTGCATCGAATTTCCAAACTGACCTGATGAGGTTAAATTTTTATCATATTGCATTCGGTCAGCTCCCAGCTCTTTACTAAATGTCTCCTGTGCACTGGCCTTTATCGCTTCATTTGCAGCCTGAGCTGCGAAAATAAGTGGCAAAACCAGAGGATCAGCAGACATAGCAACATCGGCAGCTGCACTCGCTACAGCTGCGGCATCCGCAGCTTCGAGTACTTCAGGCGCTAGGGCAGCTGTAGGAAGCTCTTCTGCTGTTGTAGGGAGTCTTAAAAAATCCTCAGGCATTTCTTTACTTACTTTGAGCGTTGATTGTGAAGAATTGGGATCAAATTGTTTAGGTGAAAAATTAATCATATTATTCTGCAAATTAGTTCCTGAATTGAAACCAACAGGCCCATCCCATTCATCAAGTGGTTGTTCGACAGATTGATTATTGTGCACAAAATCGTGAGAAGTTGTATCTTTTAATAAATTTGGATTTTCTACTTTTGAAAATTGTTCAGTGGCATTGTTTTGTGCATTTTCGCGAAAGTTAAAATTGTGTTCTGAAGTATCTCTATATTGGTTTGGATTAACACGGGATTGAGGGTTACTACTCCAAGCTCGTCTGAGGTCACGATTATAGTTATGAGGATTATTCGAGTTTCGAGGTGTGAATACATCACTTCCGATACGTTGTGTTCGGAAACCAAAGGGCCTTGAAAGTTGTCGTGGAGTTTCTGCTGAATTAACAGCAGGTTGGTTCAGTACTGGCCTGTACCTAGGTTGGTCCATCTGTACCACCATAAACCAAATCAGGCAGTGAAATTGTGACAAAAGTGGGCATTTCGACAATAGTTGAGGTAGTCATCAAAGGGACGATTACTCTAGCTCTAAGTCGACCCATAGGATAATCATCTAAATAAGCCTGCTCCACTGGATTGCTACTAAAATCATTGACAAAATAATTGAACGGATATATTTTTGGTATAAATGTTTTTATGACATCAGCAGAATTTCCCGAAATATTAGTACCAGGTAGTTGAAAAGATCTAGCATTACTTAGTGAATTACCAAATAATGAATAGTAATCATTGTGCGGAGCCGGATCAAAGAAAACGCGAAATAAACCTTGGAACATGGCATTGTTCGTTGGTTTAAGATTGACTTCAATATTATGATTTCTAAATTTAAAAGCACCTAATTGATTATAAAATTTTTTGAGCATGTTGGGTGTAAATTCAATATTCATTAAATTAGTACCTGCTGGATTAGCTACGTTAAATTTGATATGGTGTAAAATTCTCTGTTTTTCAGCAAAAGTTTTAGGATTCATCTGTATATTAGTAGGATTTTTCATAATGCTTGTAGAAGGTATAGTGTTTGTATTAGAAAGTACTTTGGTGGAAGAATTAGTCTCTTCGTTAATTGGCTGCAAAGGCAAATTAAAATCATGCGTGGGGTTAATAATTTCATTCGTTTCATGCTGAGACATAAATTTTTAAAATTTGGCAAGAAAGTCAAGTAAAAGTTCTAGATATGGAATGTTGTGAACAAATCTTTAGCAAATAAAATTAAAATTAGGGAGGTTAAAAGTTTTTAAAGGTTTGATTAATACGTGCAATTGAGCTCACACGCAACACCAGTATGACGAGTATACCCCGTATAAAAGACCCGG